AAAACCCCCACCGGCCCGGGCTCCAAGGCGCACACTGCCGTCAGGCAGAACTACGCCAAGGGGGCCACCAAGTATCCGGCGAAACCGTCGGGTATGTCCGGTGACAAACCGCGCTCCCGGAAGGGCTCGCCGTACGTGAGGAAGTGATATGACCACCTCGAAGCCGAAGCTTCAAATCGCCGGCGGCAAACCGTCGAAGGTAACTCTTGGCGCTTCGGCTTCGAGTAAGTTGACGCCGACGGCGTTGACACCCAAGAAGGACTATAAGAAAAACAAGGGCCTGTCAGGGCAGGATTTTGGATCGCCGGGGTTTGGCGACACAGGGATGACCGGTGAAAGCTGACATTACGCACCACGCGGGCAAGGGCTCGCGCCAAGAATTACTCCCGAACCGTAGCGCGTTGAGCACGCTAGTGCGTGGTCCGCAGCCGGCTTCGATGAACGATTACGCCAAGGCAACTCCGAATGTCGTGCAGAGCGGCCCGGGCGTAAACACAGTGGGTAAGGAGCCGTGAGCGTCACGCCTCCCAGAACCCACGACCAGCTCATGGAAGTCGCCGCACGCTTGTCGAATGCCGCGCCTAACACTTGGGCCGAGTTTGTGAAGACCTTCGGTGCATACACGGACGCCCGCAAGGACGGATGTGTACAAGCGCCGGCGGATAGGATACTCATCACGCAAGGGAAGGCGCAGCAGTGCGTCGAACTCTTCGCGCTGTTCTCCAACGCTATCAAGAGATAGGAGCTTCGACTATGGGTACGAATAACCCGAACTTCCCTAACAACGTGCGCTGCGACGAGGAGGCCATTCAGTATCTGGCGTCTCTCGTTACCGCGTTGAAGAACGGCACCTTCACGGCTCTGTCCGGTGCGGGACCGTTCACCATCACTGCTGCGCAGATGCTCGGAGGCTTCATCGAGTTCAGCGGCAGCACCACGGCGGTTACCGTCACCACTGACACCGCGGCGAACATCATCGCGGCGATGCTGGCGGCGGACCCGAACGCTGGTGTGGGCTCCAGCTTCCCGCTCACCCTCGTCAACGATAACACCTCGTCCGGTGCGATCACCGTGGCTGCGGGTGCCACTGTTACGCTGTCCGGCCCGACCCCGACTGCGATCGCAATCGCCAACGCGAAGCGGTATCTGGTTCGCCAGACCAGCGCCACGGCGATCACCATGTTCGCGGTTGGCACCTAATACGTTCCTCCCAGACTACCCCGGGGTTTCGGCCCCGGGGGATTTTCTAAACCGGTGGCCTGACACCCGCCCGTAACCGTCCGCATCCCTTTTATAGCGGTGCCGACAAGGAGAATAGAATGGCTGAAGTCGTACGCACGTCGTCGTTGCGCCCCAATACCCGGCCCATCGACCCTGACGTGGTTATCCCAGCGGCGGTCAAGCGAGCCGCTGCCGCAGCAGAAGCTGCTCAGCGTGCTGCATACCCCGAGAACAACCCCCCTGTAGAGCCAGCACCGCCCAAACCGGGCGACACGATCCAGATCGCGGAGCCGCCGGCCACCCCGCAGCCTGCCCCTGTTACCCCGACGGGTAACCCTGCCCCGCAGCCCGATCCACAGCCCCAACCCACGCCCCAGCCGCCTGCAGACCCCAACGATCAGACGTGGGAGCACAAGTACAACTCCGAGCGCGGGCGTCACGCGAACACCAAGAAGCTCTTGGACAACACCACCGAGCGCGTCACCGCGCTTGAGCAGCTCGTGCACGAGATGAGCAGGCAGCCTGCCGCGCCTGCTGCGCCCGCCGCGCCCGCTACACCGGCCACGAAGCTGGTTACAGAGCAGGAGGAGAACGAGTTCGGCACGGAGATGCTCGACGTTATGGGCCGCCGTGCCCGTGAGATCGTCACGCCCGAGCTCATCGAGCTGCGCAACACCGTAAAGTCGCTTGAGCAGAAGCTCACGGGCACCGTGCAGAATGTGAGCAAGAACGCGAGAGCAAGCATGCTCTCCAAGCTAGACAGCGACATGCCGGAGTGGCGCAACGTCAACAACCTGTCCGAGTTCAAAGCTTGGCTGGCCTTGCCAGACCCATATTTTGGTGTTACTCGTCACAGTGCGTTACTTTCGGCATTCGAGCAGAACGACACTCCTCGAGTACTGAACTTCTTCAAAGGCTTCGTTTCTGAATTGGCTGTCACGACCCCCGCTGATGAACCTACGACGGTATTGCCCACTGCACCGCAGCCGGCGAAACCGGGGTTGGAAGCTCTAGCGGCACCGGGCAGAGCCAGAACGCCGGCACAATCCAACGTCCCGGCTGAGAAGCAGATCATCACCACGGCCGACATCAATGCGTTCTATCGCGCGAAAGCCGCCGGAGCGTATAACGGGCGAGAAGCAGAGTTCACTGCCTTGGAGCAGGAGCTGTTTAAAGCCCAGAGAGAAGGCCGCGTCCGAGCTGTATAGCTCTCAACTTCTCAGCAAAAAGGGTGAAGCGCTATGGCGTTTCCTGTCGCAAGTGGGGCCACCACCCCTCCGATCTACCCCGCCGGTACGGCGGGTAACGGCCTCTCCGGCACCGGGTACATCCCGGAAATCTGGAGCGGTAAGCTCATCGAAAAGTTCTACGCCTCCACTGTGCTCGCGGCCATCTCGAACACGGACTACGAAGGCGAGATCAAGGCGCACGGCGACAAGGTGCATATCCGCACCAAGCCGACGATCACCATCCGTACCTATCTGGCCGACGCTGCTCTCGAACTTGAGCGCCCGCAGGGCAACCAAGTCATCCTGAACATCGACCAAGGCCAGTACTTCAACACGATCCTCGACGACGTGATGAAGGTGCAGTCCGACATCAACCTCATGTCGATGTGGTCGGACGACGCCGCGGAGCAGATGAAGATCGTCATCGACCGCGCCGTGCTTCTGGCCATCAAGGATCAGGCTGCTTCCACCAACCGCGGCCTTACCGCGGGTGCGATCACCGGTGCGATCAACCTCGGCGTTACGGGCACGCCGCTGGCGCTGGTCAACGCCTCCCCCACCGTGGGTCAAGTCGACATCCTCGACTGCATGATGCGTCTGGCTCAGGCCCTAGACGAGCAGAACATCCCGGAGACGAACCGCTGGATCGTTATGCCGACTTGGGCCGCCGTGCTCGTCAAGCGTTCGGAACTGCGGCAGGCCTACCTGTCCGGTGACGCCGTCTCGATGCTGCGCAACGGTCGTCTAGGCATGGTGGACCGCTTCACGCTCTACAGCTCCAACCTGTTGCCCTTCGGCACCGCGGCGAGCTTGGCGTCGGGCGAGTTCATCATCTACGCCGGCCACTCGCACGCGCTCACGTTTGCGTCCCAGATGACGCAGATGGAGACGCTGCGCTCCGAACTGACCTTCGGTCAGGTCATGCGCGGCCTGCAGGTGTACGGCTTCAAGGTGCTGGATGGCACCGCGCTGGCGCAGGCCATCGTCACCAAGGTCTAAGACGAATGGGGGAGGGGAAACTCTCCCCCCTTCTACTCTAGCCTTGAGGGCGTTATGGCAACAGGACTGCTTATTGTTTCGGACTATGTGGCTCAAGCACGGGTCCTGTTGCAGGACACCGTCAACTCGCCGTATCGCTACGCTGATAGCGATCTGGTGGCCGAGCTAAACAACGCCTTCGCTGAAGTGAAGCTGCTTCGCCCCGATCTGTTTCTCACGCTCACGCTCCCGGCTTTCACGGTCAACGACGGCACCGCGGTGACGTTCGATCCCATGTATCGAGTGGCGCTCGTGTACTACATGTGCGGCAAGATGCAGATGCGGGACGACGAGGAAGTTCAGGACCAGCGCGCCGCCGCGTTCCTGAGCATGTTCACCCAGAAGCTTAGGCAGGGCATGTAATGGCGATAGGTCAGGACGTTCTTCGCCTCTTCAACAACGCCCGCATGCGCGTCAACGGCGCGACGGACGATGTTCTCCAGTACGAGCTCTTCAACGCGATGGACGACTTCTTCAAGGGGTCGAACGCGTGGCAGGAGGACATCGACATCACCATCCCGGCCGGGGACGCCGT